ATGAAGATGAAGAAGTCTATGAAGCCAAGAAGCTTGATCCTGTTGGCAAAGAAGACGACGACATTGACAATGATGGTGACGTAGATTCTTCTGATGAATATCTTCACAATCGCCGTAAAGCAATAGCAAAAGCGATGAAAGAGGAAATAGATTCTAAGTATATATCCAAGGCACTAGATGCTATCAACGCAAGAATTACAAAGCCAGGTCAACCCCCGCGTCATCCCTCATACGACAAGGCTCCTGCTGACATCAAAAAAGCTGTGATGAACCTTGCTAAAATGTATGCAAAGCAGAAGAATGAAGAGGTTGAACTGGTTGAGAAGGCGGTATCGCAGGCTCAACAGCAAGCGGCTGGTGTAGCGCTAGCTGTGAAACGCGGCGATAAACCAAAGTCTGAACTGATTGGTGCATCCAAAGAAATGTATAAAATGTCCGAAAAGGACTTGGAAGATTTTGCAAGAACGAGCCACGAAGGCATTCCAGCAAGAGTGACCGAGTCTGATGATTTTGCTGGATGGATTGCTGTCTACAACGGCAAGAAACTTGAAATCACGAAAGATAAGGCAAAAGACCTTTATGGCGCAAAAATGTATGCCGCAAAAGAGTTGCGTGTTCCAAAGTCAAAGATGGGGCTTCTTGCAATCAAGACCGCATATAACGAGTCGTTTGATGACATTTACGAAGCCACGCCAACAAAAAAGGAAATCGCAAGAGCTCTTCAGAACGCAAAGGCTCAACCCAAAGAAAAGGTCACTCTGAAAAAAGCACCTTGGGATGAAAAGAATGAAGAAGCAGACAAAGATACCGAAAAGAAGGGCAAAGCCTTCTGGAAGTTCCAAAACATGTTCAACAAAGAAAATCCGCGCCATTCTGACAAAGAAGAATGACGGGACAAAGGTTGTCAAGGACAAGTCTGGATACTTTCACATCAAAATGAAAGACTCGCATAAGGGTCCATATCATACACTGAAAGATGTCTTGTCTGGGCTGGAAGAAAGTGCATTTGTCGCAAAGGCTGCTGCTTCTCACCGCGAAGGAAAAAAGAAGTTCAGTCTAGGTGACAAACAGTTTCCTGTCACGATCAAGAAATCTACTGTTGATAAAATAATGGAAGACGATACGGAACTAACAGAAAACTTCAAGGCTGGTGCTGCCAAGCTGAATGACGGTTCTTCTGTAATCGTCAAAGAAGCTGATGCAAAACTGATGAACCAACTATTCAAGGAATTGAGTGGCGCAAATCGCGATGCAATGATGAAGACTGCGATGAAGGACAAGAAGGGTTTCAGTGAAATCCTAGGCTTTGCGAGGGAGGCACTATAATGATAATAAAACCACTTGGTGAAGAAGTCACAGTGACGACTGCTGATGACATAGACGGTGCTCGTCTTGTAAGAGTGTATGCCGCAGCCGTATCCAAGATCACAATTGAAAACTTGGGCGCAAACACTGTTGTCGGTTCGTTCACTGTTCCTGCTGGCTCCACTACAATTGTGGAAAAAAATGGAACAGATACTATCGCTGGAACCACAACGCTTCTTTGTGCGCCTGTATCATACAAGTCATAAGAATTATAAATAAAAGAAAACAATCGGAGAAACCAATATGGCATTGCTGATCACAGAAGTCTTCAACGAAGATTGCGAAGTGCTTGTAGAAGCAAATGAAAACGGCTCCAAGTCGCATTACATTTCTGGCATCTTTATGCAAGGTGACATCAAGAACCGCAATGGTCGTGTCTATCCTTCCGATATGCTTGAGAAGGAAATGAAGCGATATAATGAGCAATTTGTCAAGACAAAAAGAGCTCTTGGTGAACTTGGTCACCCAGACGGTCCACAAATCAATGGTGACCGCGTGTCTCACCTCATCACAGAGATGAAGCGCGATGGTTCCAACTTTGTCGGTAAGGCAAAAATTCTCGGAACTCCAATGGGTAACATTGTAAAGACATTCATTGACGAGGGTGTAAAGATTGGTGTTTCCACTCGTGGTCTGGGTTCGGTAAAGCAGACCAAAGAGGGTATCATGGAAGTTCAGAATGACTTTCATCTTGCAACCGTTGATATTGTTACAGACCCAAGTGGACCTGATTGCTTTGTAGAAGGCATCATGGAAAACACGCAATACTTTTTTGACATTGCAACATCTTCTTGGAAACCATCTTCTATGGAGAGAGCAATACTCGAAGCGGCCGCTGTCGAAGAACCAATTGCATGTGTTTCGGTTGAACAATACAACGAAGCAATGGATCGTATTCAGATGCTTGCAGATGAAATTCGTTCAATCAAAGAGTCGTTCAGCAAACCATCAAAGAAGATTGACGAGGCAAAAGCACTCAAAATGTTTGAGACTTATATGTCAACGCTGAAAAACTAAAATAATATAAATACAATGAAATCACAAACAAAAAGGAGTTTCTAAATGGCAGAAAATCTAGAAGAAAAGAAAATGTCCGCTGATGGGCAATCTTCGGTAGAAAGCCCAGTTACGCCAGAGGGCGGTGTTGCAAAGCATAGCCCAACTGGTGCAGACAAGAAAGTAAAAGTTGATGCGACTGCTGACGAAGTAAAGGATGGCGTTACTAAAGTTACCAAGAATGCCGAAAAAGCAGTTGAATTCGCAGAAGAAGTAGAACTAGAAGAAACTGTCGGCCTTGCTGGTCTATTCGAGGGTCTTGACCTGTCAGAAGACTTCAAGGCAAGAGCAGAACTCGTTTTTGAAGCTGCTGTCAATGAAGCCGCATCCGTTAAGGCTCAGGAAATCGTTGAAAGTGTTGAAGCTGATCTAAAAGAACAGTTTGAAACTGCGCTCAATGAATCGCTAGAAGAGATCGTTGAAAATCTAGACTCGTATATGGACTATGTTGTTCAGGAATGGATGTCAGAAAACGAAGTCGCTATCGAATCTGGTATCAAGGTTGAGATGGCTGAATCTTTCATGGAAGGCCTCAAGGAACTCTTCTATGAGCACAATGTCGCAATTGACGAAGAAACAATTGATGTTGTTGCTGAACTCGAAGAAGAGGTTGCTGCTGCTAAAGAAGCCGCAAACCGCGCCATCAACGAAAGCATTGCATTGAACGAAGAAGTTCAGACTCTTCGTGCTGAAAAAGTTTTCGCAACAATGACAGAAGGCCTTTCGCAGTCACAGACTGAGCGCTTCCGCGTTCTTTCTGAAAAAATAGACAATAGTGATCTAGATTCATACGCAGCTGATCTTGCAACCATCAAAGAATCTTTCTTCAAGAAGAAATCTGAAACCACAATTTCAGAAGACCTTGACGAAGTTGCTGGCGAACTCATCGTTGAAGATGCTGCTCCCGTGAAGCGTTCTGGTGATGCCGAAATTGATGCTTATGCTTCGTTCTTGAACAACCTGAAATAATCATAATTATAAATAACTACAATAACAACCTCAATAAGGAGAGACAACGACATGAGTCAAAACAATCGTTTCCTAGTAGAAAAGTGGAAGCCAGTTCTGGACCACGAAAAATTCGGCTCCATCGGTGATGACTATCGCCGTGGTGTAACCGCAACCATTCTTGAGAACACACAGAACGCTCTGCGCGAAGACCGCACCGCTGTTTCTATGACCTCTCTCTTGAGTGAAACTTCAACCAACAACACATTCAGTGCTCCTGGTGCTGCTGGTTTTGGTGCTGATGCTGCAGCAACTGGCCCAACCGCTGGTTATGATCCAATCCTAATTAGCTTGGTTCGTCGCTCTATGCCAAACCTGATTGCTTACGACATTGCTGGCGTTCAGCCAATGACTGGTCCAACCGGGCTAATCTTCGCAATGCGTTCTAAGTACACTGCAATGAACAGTGCAAATGAAGCATTCTACGGAGAAGCAAACACAGCATTCTCTGGAACCGGAACACCAAACTCTGCTGGTCTTCCAACCAATGCTGACTTCGGTACTGCTATGTCAACCGCTGCTGGTGAAGCTCTTGGTTCAGACGCAAACAATGCTTTTGGTGAAATGGCGTTCTCAATTGAGAAAGTTGCCGTGGAAGCAAAAACACGCGCTCTGAAAGCAGAATACACCACTGAACTTGCACAAGACTTGAAGGCAGTTCATGGTCTAGACGCTGAAACAGAACTTGCGAACATTCTGTCTTCTGAAATTCTTGTTGAAATCAACCGCGAAGTCGTCCGCACCATCTACAGTTCTGCTGTTCAGGGTGCTCAGGGTACCGCTACAAACGGAACTTTCGACCTTGATGTTGACGCAAACGGTCGTTGGTCAGTTGAAAAGTTCAAGGGTCTGATGTTCCAGATTGAAAAAGAAGCTAACGCAATTGCCAAGGCAACTCGTCGTGGCAAGGGTAACATCGTTATCTGTTCTTCTGACGTCGCTTCTGCGCTTCAGATGGCTGGTATCCTTGACTATACCCCTGCGCTAAACTCCAACAACCTTCAGGTTGATGACACTGGTAACACCTTCGCTGGTGTTCTGAACGGTCGCTTCCGCGTCTACATTGACCCATATGCAGGCAACAACTACCTTGTTGTTGGTTACAAAGGTTCTTCCGCATTTGACGCTGGTCTGTTCTACTGCCCATACGTTCCGCTACAGATGGTTCGCGCTATCGGTGAGAATAATTTTCAACCTAAGATCGGGTTTAAGACGCGATATGGAATGGTGGCAAATCCTTACGCTGGTGGTGCTACTCAGGGAATGGGTGCTATTTCTGCTGGAACCAACGTGTACTACAGAAAAGTTATCGTTTCGAATCTGTTCTGATAAAAGAACTCGGAAACAACCGAGTCACAAAACTAAGGCGGGCTTTATGCCCGCCTTTTTTATTGCGCTACCATGAGAAATTTAGCGGATATACTTCATTATATTCCTTTTCGATTATTGATAAAGACGCTAAAATATCTTTGGATATTATATCAAAAATCTTTAGATCATCATAAAATCTAGAAATTCCCAAAGAACAAAAATCAGCTGGAAGAACTGCTTTTTTATCTATGAAGCCATGTTGATATAACACATAATCGTATTGTGGTTCTGTCATGTATTGCGAGAATAAAAGATTCATTATTTTTTTATCTAATTGAACAAAGTAGGGAATTCTTATAATCGTATAACCCGCTTCATTAATTATTTCATTCTTTCTATAATCGTCTATTGCTGTTTTTGCTTTTGTATAATGCAAATATCCATCAAACTCTACTACGAGTTTATGCTTATGTGTTACAAAATCCGGTCTAAATCTATGCCTATCAAATTGCTTGTTGTGTATACCATCCACATCTAAGTGTTTTCGTAAAAAATTTACTAATTTTTTCTCTGTGAGATACGGTTCTTCCATTTTATGTTCTTTCTATGCCAGAATACTAAACAGATACAATTTTGCCTGCTCGTGTTCTGCCCAATTCAACAATTCATCATCTGCTATCTCGCGAAACGTCTTTGCTAACTTATCATAATCTTCCAGCCACATGACGGTTTTTTCAGTGTTCATTTCTAACAGTTCAAAACCAGTTATGTAATCACTCATTGTAATGAGTTTTCCGAAAACAGCAAATTCGCCGTCTTCTGGAAAGAAGAAGTTGTCCGGCACATCATACTGCAAATCTTCACAAAAGTCATTCTTTAGAATGTCTTGCTTCAGTTTCCATCCGAGCACCAGATAGTCGCATCTATAAACTCCCATTGTTCAAACCTTTCCACTCATTTACCTTTTTGTAAGAGCCCCAGCAGTCGCTGGGAAGATCGTTGTATACGAACAGCGCCCATTCACGGAGCAGTTCGCTATTAGATGAATCTGCTCGGCCGACAGCACCCATGAAGTCATTAGCAAGAACTGCTTTCAGGAATGAGCCGGGAGAGATGCCCTCTTCCACATAGAGCCGAACACTCGGCTCCATGCGCTTCGAGGGGCATTTGGAGTAGTCTACTGTGTATGTGTATGTCATGCTTTTGCCTCCATTGCCAGCAATGATAACACTAATCTCGCCTGCTTTGACGCCGTTATCTGTTTTCTCTAGTTTCATGTTTTCACCTTTGCGCGTGTCAGGACCGTCTGTTTGGTCCCCTTGTAAACTTTGTGATCCTTCACAGTCGCATCAACTGTGAGTTTGGTACCCTCTGCGGCTTCTACCTTGTTTCCGGTGATCCACGAGAAGGCGTTGCCATCCGCATCTTTCAGTAGGTGCAGATAGGACGGGCCGAAAGAGCCGCAGCCAAGATAGATGATTTTTTCCAGCAGCAGAGAGACATCTTTCAGACGACCCTTCACTTCACCGACGAAGTTGCTTTCCTTGGTCGCAGCCTTCGGAGCAAGTTCCCGTTGAGCAGTGATGACAGCACTCGAAACAAGAGCAACATGGTCTTTTTTCACAATGTCCTGCTTCATCAGCACACGAATGTTATCCATGTATTCATTGCCGAAAGAAACATCACGGCGAAAGAAATCGACCGTTTTCTGGACCCATTCACGGTCAACTTCGGTGACTTCAATCTCGTAGGCGGGAAATCCAGCGAGACCCCAAGAGACCATTTGACCGGTGGCCGGGTCACCAGTTTCCATCTGCCGTGCCTTGGAAACATAACCATATTTCCGAATGTTGGCAGCCGCAATGCACAGAACCTCGTTCAACCCATAGTAACCGAAGGAACCAAAGTCGCCAAGCCCATCTTCGTCAACGTTTTTCAGTTCTTCGAAGAATTGAGCACGAGCGACAATCGCTTTCGGATCATCAATCCCAAGGAATTCCCGCAAGCAATGACGACCAACAGCAATCTGTTTTTCATCATTGGCGAGAACAAAAACATCATTCCGCCGCCGGGCCGAATTGCAGTGATCGCAGAAACCATCATGGGTGCGGAAACGCTCTTCCAGCACTTTCTCGGTGCCGGGAACACGGTGAATGAGGTTTTCTTCGCCGAGAAGCTCGATACGAGCAAGGAAATCCCATCCCGCAATCCGCGGCGCTTCACCGGAAACAGTGACCGACACATAGTCAATCATCATGTCGCCGTATTCAGTCTCCACTTTACGAGCGAAAACCTCACCAAAGGAAACTGTGATATCTGGGTTGCCGTTTTTTGCAGCCTTCTTTGCGAGTTTCTTCAAGCGCTCTTCGATGGATGCGCGTTTGAAGGTCGGAATGGCGAAGGTGGAAAGTTCCATGAAGGTCTCCTTTGTCCTACAGCAAACAACTTATACCGATTCGTGTCTGAAGTCAAGTCGCTTGTTGATCGAGGATGTTGAAAATATTCTTGCAAGAGTGTTTTTCGACCCATTCCCACGCGTATTCACGCGATGCCGTATCCATGTCGCGCAGCTTGTTCTCAGCACCACGCCAGTCGCCCCCGGAAAGATGCACAGCAACATTCATACCATCAGCAGCATCATTCAGAAACATAGAAAGCATTCTGGGGTCTCGTTGCCATTCTAACAAGTCGTCATTCAGTTTGTCGATGACCTCTTGTTTTACAGCATTACCGAGCGATTTCCAATCGACTGTGATGACTTTCACAACTTTTTCAGTGACTACCACGTTCATCTTGTTTCCTTTTCTCAAGCAGCAGAGAGTTTCTTGAATGCAGCCTCTGACATGAACTTTCCGTTCACATAAATTCGGCAGGGCCACTGATTGAAGAGCGTTCCTTTGTTCGAACACTTCAACACCGTCGTTTGTTCAATCAGAACTTCTTTGTCACCGAGCATACCGACGAACCGGAAGTCTGAACCGTTGATCCGAAGATTTTCAATATCGGTCAAGTCAGCAAGCTTCTGGTTCAGTTTGAACTTGAAAGCATCAATCTGAGCCTGAGCGTAGCGAACTGATTCTTTCTTGATCCGTTCATAGTCGATTTTGTAGTTCGAGGTGAAACGATTGGTCTTTTCACCGTTTTCATCGACCATGAAAGTGAAGGTCCGAAGTTGCCGCCACTTTCCGCCATCAGCGGAAAACGAATTACCAAGAGCGTGAATTTCTTTCCGATCATAGCTGGAAAGAATGAATTCAAGGGTTTTTGTCACCCACGTTTCAAAGTCATCAGCGATGGAAGGAACCATCGCGTCAAACTCGGCAGAAATGTTTTCAATCTTGGCGAACTTCATGACAGACCTTTTTCTGACTACTCTTGTAGACTACACCGATTCGCATTTGGAGTCAAGCGGCTTCCTTCCAGGCTTCGATAACTTCCATCACTCGCTCATCTTCTTCAGCGCAGTAGATGGTAAAATCCCCGACCCGAGTTTTGCTCTCCTTGGACACATACTCAAACCCACCATAGTATTCAAGCGATCCGCGATTGTATTCCTCAACAACAACGGCATCTTCTGTCACCCAGATACTACCAGCGCGGCTGTCTAGACCAACGGAACTTGCATTCAACCTTTCGCCGTTATTCTCAAGCCACTCGCGCACTCGTTCTTCGGCATCACTTACGATATTGTAAAGCATGGCTGTTTCTCCCTTCAACCAGTGATTTTTTTCAGAGCGTTCAACACACGAACCGAACCGCCACTCTTGTTCATCTTGAACACACGAGAACTCATGGCAGACAGAGCACCGATTCCCGAGCCGTCCGTACCCCATACAGAGCCCGCAGAGGTGGAAGGCAACAGTTCAAGAATACTGTAATATTCCATGTCAGCCCGAACAAAGTCTTTTTTAGAATTGATGCCTGACTTTGTGATGGTAAGAATAGAACCTCGGACAGTCACTTCCCAGCCATATTCCTTAGCAACAGCAAGAAGTTTCAGAGCGGTTTCTTTCGCAGCACTCATGGGAGTTTCCTTTCAAAAGCAGCGATTACTCTTAGACAATATAGCGATTCTGGCGAAGTGTCAAGCGGTGAGTTACATTTTTACCTCTTCAAACAAAGATTTTTTTCCACCGAGAGTATTCATTGCAACAAACCATGCCTCGCCATCCCACAAGTAGATGTATTCCGCACCTGCGTAGTCAAATCCTTCAGCAAGGAAGTCTTCAACCGAATCGAAGGCTACTACCTTATCCGAATGAACAGCCGCAGCCCGAGAATCGGCGTAATCCTTGTAAAGCGAAGACAGATATCCACCAGTCGCAACTATAGCTGCACGAGCAGCATCATTGTAACTTTCAACTAACATCGCGCCAACACCATCAACATATCCATCATAGTGAACATAGGAAGCAGCGACTTCGCCGGTCTTTTCGTTCCAAATACCGATCATAGCATGAGTACCCATTGCGATTCTCCTTGTCTCGCGATTACTTCTTTACATTATAGTGATTCGGGCGGAGTGTCAAGCAAGTATTTGCTGCTCGCATTGATTGGAACACAAATTTTTCAGGTTTTTGCTTTTGTTTGGGAACAACCGTAGAAAGTGGAACGGTTTTCCAGCAATTATCATTTACTAACCATTCATTTCCATTCCACAGATACGCATTCCTCCAATAATCACAATTGTAAAAGTCTTCCTTGGTTTCGAATGTTTCGGTTCCAGACCACTCTTTTGCTTGATGGCTATTGATGACCATCCGTTTATTTCGAGATTCTTCGTAATTTTCTGTGAGCTCATGCAGATATCCGCCATAAGCAATCATGTATGCGCTATCAGAATCATTATAGTTTCGATAAAGCATAATCCCAAGCTTCGACGTCCTGATTTTATATCGGATGGTCGAGGCTACAACTTTGCCTGTTGTTTTATCTAGAAATCCTACAATAGCGCGCACGTGCTGTCCTTTCAGATAGTGAAGTTACCGATACCACATATTGACTACTCTTGAACAGTATAGTGATTCGGGCGGAGTGTCAACATAAAAGTTGCATAGTCATAAATGAAGCAAATTCTTCATATCCGTTTTTGAGATTAAACACTGGTATCTTGTAGTGTGTTGCTACTCTTATTGCTTGCCCTGTTCCGCCGCTTGCCTTAC